GAATGAAGTCGCTGGACAACTTCATACGGTATACGACGATGAGATTGATTATATGAAGAGAATAAATTATGCCAAGTTTAGAATAAATAGATAAAAAGTATCAATAAATGTCTCATACTCTACAAAAAATTGAGATGATTAATCCTCTTGTATTTGGGGAAGAGTTCTGATGGCTGATAAGATAAAATATATCTACGGTGAGCAATTTGCACAAAAATTGCCTGGAAGTAATCAAAATTTTTACTTTAGAACAATTACTGGATATAAAGTAGATAATAATGGAAAACCTATAGAAGGAACAGCAAGAACTGATTTATATTATGCACCTAAGCCTGCAGCAAGAACTTCTGACGGAAAAACATGGACTCCAGGAACTGCCGACTCTATAGATAATTTTAATCCAGGTGGATGGGTTAGGGCTGGATCTACTACAGATAATGGAAAAACTTATAATTTTAGAAATTACTCACAAGAAGATGCAGATCTCGGGAAAATTCCTCCAGGAAAAAATGTGGGAGATGAAGTTTTAGGAGCAACCGCACAACAGTCATTAACTACAAGTGGTGGTAGGTTTTATGAAGCAGTGCAAAACAACCTTATAAACCTTGCAGCAAATACTCAACCAGGACTTGCACAAGTAGTATCTGTAAAGCAAGCAAATGCGGTTGCACCACCTTCTCCCCAACAACCAGATCCAGAGATTGTTGCAAGAGATACCCAAACTATTGCTGCAAGAGATGCAGTAGAAAGCGCACAACCAATTAATATTTCAATTCCATCCGAAAATGTGAGAATGGATTATGGCCCTCCGCTATTTTATCCACAAGAATTAGAAAGTAATAAGCAAGATAGAATAACTTTCACCATGAAAAGATTGACTGGTAGCACAATAAATCCAAACTCTTTTGAATCTAATGTAAAGTCAATAGATAGACGCAATTTGGAGGAGATAAAGGGGTCTGTAACTTTACCAATTCAACCATCAATTAGTGACAATAATAGTGTTGATTGGAGTGGAGGAACATTAAATGCTATTCAAGCATATGGGGCAGCTGCTTCTATGAAAATAATTGGAAGTGATGATGCGGTCCAACTAGGAGATAATGTATCGCGTATTATGGGGGTCATAGCTAGAGAAGTAACAACAAAAGGTTTATATCAAGACGCATTTAAAACTTATTTTGCACAAGAAGCAGTAGGAACACAGAATTTATTATCAAGAGCAACAGGAGCAATACTAAATCCAAACCTAGAGTTGCTATTTAACGGACCTTCTTTACGTCCCTTTGCATTCACTTTTAGAATGTCTCCAAGAGATCCAAAAGAAGCAGAACAAGTTAGAAAAATTATTCGATTTTTCAAACAAGGAATGTCTGTTAAGGCAACACCATCAAACGTTTTTCTCCAATCTCCCAATATCTTTGCAATCAGATATCAACATTGGGATGGCGAAAAGTTTTCAGAACATCCTTCAATTAATAGAATTAAAAGATGTGCTCTAATAAGTTGTGATGTTGATTATACTCCAGATGGAACATACATGACATATAATGACGAAAGAAAAACAATGACATCATACCAATTATCTCTTAGATTCAGTGAACTTGAACCAGTTTATGAAGATGATTATGGCGGAGCGTCTGGAAAAACATCGACTACAGCAGGAAGACCACTAGCAAACGACGAAATAGGTTACTAAAATGCCAACATACTTTCGCCAAGTTCCAAACTTTGAATACGTCAGTAGAACTGCTGACACTAAGAATATATCAGAATACAGAACTGTCAAAAATCTTTTCAAGAAAGGAAAACTTCGTGATGATATTTTTGGAGATCTAACATTCTTCACCAAGTATCAAATTATTGGAGATGATCGTCCAGATAATGTTGCGTATGAAGTTTATGGTGATGAAACATTAGACTGGTTGATTCTTCTTTCAAATAATATTTTGAACGTTCAAACTGAGTGGCCATTAACTCAAGATTCTTTTCAAAATTTTCTTATCAATAAGTATGGTTCTGATGAAATAATTTTTGAAACACATCATTATGAAACCACAAGAATTATAGACAGTTCGGGAGTAACAATTGTCCCTGCAGGATTAATTGTAGATTCTAATTATAGTGTTGAATATTATGATTCTAATCTAGAGTCTTATGTTACAAAGACAAATATTGCAGTTCCAGTCACAAACTATGATTATGAAAGCAAAATTGAAGATGCCAAGAGAAATATTTTTGTTCTAAAGGCAGATTACATAAATGTAGTATTAAATGATATGGATGAAATCATGCCATATAAAGAGGGTTCCACCCAGTATGTGAGTGAAACCCTTAAGAGAGCAGAGAATATTAGACTTTATTCTTGATCAATCTTCAGCAAGACGCTGGAAATATGCAAGAGCATCATCTTCATCTTCATCAACTTCCTTTGTAACTACAGGAAGTGAAGGAGACTTGGAGCGAGCATAAGACTGCTCCAGTTCCTCTACAACACGATCTTGGACTGTAGGAGTTTGTTGAAACTCTTCCAGTTCATCTTCTTGCTCAACCACTGCGCGAGAACGAGCAGGAGAAGAGTTCTTAAGACCAAGAACCATATTCATACGACGCTCAAGTTCTTCATAAGACTTGAATTGATCAGGAGCAGTTACTGCTGCAAGAGAATACTCTTTCTTCCAGATTGTTTCAAGAGCATCGTCATCATCCAGTAGAGGTTCTACAGAACCAAACTCAGACTTATCATAGTTCCAATAACCATCCTTCTTCACAATCTTCAGTTTGAAGTTTGCACCTTGCCAGAAGTCAAAAGGATTGATAGGAGTCTCATCTTCAAACTCAGGTTGCATTGCTTCCATGATCTTGTCAAAGATCTTCTTACCATACTTAAAGAGGAATACCTTACCTTCGTTATGAGGATTTGTAGGATCTTTTACAACGTAGATGTTGCTGTAATAAGAAAGTTTACGCTTCTGCTTACGAACAGTTTCTTTGTTTGCTTCAGAACCACTGTTCCAGAGTTCACGATTGTGTTCGCCCAGTGGATCTTTCTGACCAATGGTAGTCAGAGAGTTTTCAATGTACCAACCACCAGGTCCTTGGAAGGCATGAGAATACATTTTTGCCCAAGGAAGTTCTTCGCCCTCAGGAGCAGGAAGAAAACGGATGACTGCGAAACCATTACCAGTCTTATCCATTTCGGGTTTCCAGAGACGCTCATCTGCGCCGCCAGAAGTTGTACTCATCTTCTCTACTTCCTTTACCAGTTTGGAAGTCAGTGAACCAAGAGAAGATTGTTTTTTAAGGTCAGAAAAAGACATTAGATTACCTCGGATTTGTAGGATTTGGCTTGTGTGTACCTTGTTATTCTACAGGTCGGAACCTGTTTTGTCAATCTGCTGCTTCATCACCTCAAGCATTTTGGTCATGTTAGAAAAAATAACATTCATGTCAACACCAGCAGGAAGTCCCATCATTCTAGCAGAGTCTGAAATTTTTTCTTTCATCTCTCTTGCTTCAGGATCATCAGATAAACTCATACGAGTATACAAAACCTGTTGCTTGCTCAATAGTTTTTCAAGAAGATCTACGTGACGAATTTTATCTTCCTTCGTCATTGAAGGAAACTTAAAAACACTTCCATAAATTTCTTCTTGAAGTTCAGAAATTTCTGCCATCTCTGAACGAACAAATTCGGAATCAAAAAAACTCATTTGTCTCCCAAAATAACTTCCTTCAAAATTTTGCGATAACGCAGTACATCAATATTTAGAAACGGATTATACTTTTTAATTTTACGACTGACGGTTTCCCACACTGGATCCTTCAGTTTCCTATCAAAAGTATTCCCGTACAGGAATATTTTGTCGTAGATCACCATGGTTTCCAGACTAATTTTCCCGCTCAGGAACTTTTTAAGTAAGGGTGGATGTCCCTTTGAACACTTGAACACATCTTCAAATTTGTTTTCTTCAAATAAAGATTGACTTTCTTCTTTGAAGATATAGGACAGTGATTGGACTTTCTTTTGCCATTGTTGATATCTATCTTCACCCTCTTTCATCATTTCCCCGATCCAAATAGTTTCTGGATTGCTAGAAGAAACAAAGTTAGCAACAAAAAAGTCTACAACCTCTTGATCAGTTTTATTTCTTGCAAACTTTTCAAACCAAAAGCGATCTTTTCTTTTATAAAAAGACTGGACAGATGCTCTTACTTTTTTATTATATTTAAAGTAATCATAAGAATCTTTTGTAAAGTGATTCTTTAGAGCAAGGTATTCACGATAAGCATCAAACGGCATCATTCAAAAAACTAATTTTGCGCGGGAAGTTTTCTTGAGAAAATTAAGTTCCATTGCTTCATACTTAATCTTCTCTTTCAGAGGTTTTGAAATAAGTTTAGGAACAGATTCTACGTCAATGTTATTTTGTTCACAGAAATGAACAATAGCGTCAATGTAACTCATGTCAACATTGACCTGAACTAATTTTTCAATTTCTTGAGCAAACCTTGAAGGACAAAAGAATTTGCTTTCTAGAACTTTTTCTAATTCATTCTCCATCTTGCCTAGTATTGTGATGTACAAATTCTTTAATATATCGGACTAATAACTTAATATAGTCGTCTTTGTTTCTTTTGTCAAATACTTTCACTTCCCCACCAGGAGTTACCATTAAAGTAATTAACTTTTTAACGACTTTGCCAGTCATCTCATAATATGCAGCAGCATAAAACATTTCTTGGACAAAGTAATTCTCAATCCATTCTTCTGGTTTGATTTTTTCTGATGTCTTAAAGTCAATGACTGCAAGTTCACCTTCGTATTCTGCAATACAATCTACTCTGCCCGCTAATCCAAGATACTGAGAGTAGAGTGTACGTTCAATTGCATGAATATTATTTATCTTATCAAGTTCTGGTTTGAGATGGTAGAACATAAACTTTGTCAGGGGTTGATAATCATCCCAGTTTAGTTCTTTATTTTCCATATAGTCTTGGCAGACTTGGTGGAAGTCAGTTCCTCTTGTAGTTGCCCTTTTAGTAATACGATTTGCTTCTTCAAGTCCAACACGTTCA